GCCCTATATGTCCATCTTGTACCAATGGCTGTTACTGTTTTATAACCACGCCAAATACTTGACTTGATATCTGCATCAGATAGCGGGCTATTCTCTTTCCCTGGATGATTATGTATTAGGCTTAATTTTGCGCCTTTTGGTAATCTATGCTCTGCTCGTGTTTCCATCAAGTTAACACTTCCTTCTCCACCATGAGCATATGCATATGTATACCCATTATCATCGACAGAAATTGCATGCTCAATATCTGAAGTTCTGTATAATTTTATGAATTCATTTTCTGTAGCAATATACGAATGATCGTGTTTCATATTAAAACGTGCAGGAAAATCCTGTACTGAATCATCTGCACCACTTCCATTTTGTGAATTAAATTGTATTGCTGCGCCTCTACCGCCCATAGTTCTTTACCTCAACTCTTCTGCAATAATAAAAAGCGGCTCTCACCGCTTTAATAATTTATTCGTCCTCTTCGTCTTCATCATCATTTAAAATGATTGGTTTCACATCATCAACTAGCCAAATCCCGCTAGGTAACTCCCCATGTTTATTTATATAATTTAATAAACATGTCCCATCTTTGAACTTGTGTAAAATCATTTCTTCTTCTGTGGCAAACTTAATTTCTATATCTTTACGATCATTTGTAATAACCAATTCATCAAAATCATATGTATATACATTGCCCGCAACTTTGCCGGCTTTTTCAAATTTTTCTTCACAATAAAATATAAATTCACTCTTCATTCTTTTTAACTGTAAATGTATATGTTTCAATGTTTCTTCGCTTAATATATTATTTTTTAGCATTTTTCTTCAGCCTTTCCGTGACTTTATTGTCAAAATAAATCACATTTATATTTTCGCCATAATCATACTCAACTTGTCCACCATATACAAGTATCGTTTCAGGCTTGATCTTCTGTATCATTGCATCAACACCATTTTTCCATACTTCAAATGCTTCATCTTCCCTTTTAACGCCAATCGTACTGATTGCAACGATAGACTTTTCAGGTATTCCGTCAAAACAGAATGTGAATGTATCTTCTTCCGCCCAGCTGATTGTAGGTATCACCTTGATACCTTTGCTTTGCCAGTATTGCCCTAATAGTCGTGAACGGTACACATTCCAAATCTTCATGGCCATAGGCATATTCATATATAGGCTAAAATCAGGGCTTAATACACACTCATACTCGCTCAGCATATCCACGTATTCATCAGGTCTATTCCATAGGCGCTCAAACTGATAGTCATCAACGAAACAATGAATACCCACGTTTTTATTCTTGCTTGTCATTGCATAGTTGAAGCCTATTAGATCACTCGGAATAAATCCGTCATTCTGTATTACTGGCATTTGATAGAAGCCGTCTGTTTCCGTTTCATTGTAGATTTGCAAGTTGTAATGATTTACCGTGTTCATTCTTGCATTTTCTTTTTCTTCAGGTTCGCTGAATAAACCGCCTATCTCGTCCATATCAAAGCCCGTGAGTTCTAGATCATAGCCATCGCTTCCCAAATCTAACAGCAAATCGGTCAATTTATCCATGTCCCAGTAGCCAGTTATCTTATTGAGTGCGATGTTCAATGCTTTTTCTTTTGCTTTCGGCAAATCAAGCATCACCACTTCGATTTCTTCAACGCCTTTGTACTTCAGTACGTTCAACCGCTGATGTCCACCGATGATCGTCATGTCTTTATTGACGATTATAGGTTCACTATATCCAAATTCATCAATGGAATTGCTAATCTTGATAAATTCTTCATCATCAGGCTTCAATTCTTTTCTTGGATTGTATTCGGCTGGTAATATGTCACTTATCTTGACTTTTACAAATTCCATTGCGTTCCTTTCTAAGTAAAAGACTGGAAGAAAGCAAAAGGAGATCTTATGAGTACATGAGGTTATTTTTCGGAAAACAAATGAAGAAAGTTATCTTCCAGTCTATACAGAAAAAACCATGAAATTTCTCTCATGGTTTTTGCCTATTGCCATTATACCATCAATTTAGCGTGGCGATTTCCACAAATCACCATTTATCCAAAATTTGGCAAATCTTTTTATAAACGTATCCATGAGATGTATATAGGATTTTCGCTATCGTCACATAGTCGAACCCGTTTTCGTATCTAAGCCGCAACATTTCAATTTCGCTATCATCTAACTTCTGAAAGAATGTAGCATAGTCTTTATATTCACGCTCGTACCTATCGTACTCTTTGCGTGTTTCTTCTTCTTCAGCAGATAGTGCTATTAGGTTATCGTGGAATATCCGTGTGCCACTTTGATACTTTGCTTCTTCAGGTGATTTGATAGACGGTGATTTTAGCGTGTTTCCTGATAGTGTCAAGGCTAGTTCTTCCAATCTATCCCCCAGTTGCATGATCATTGCGATTGTGTGCCTAAAGCCTTTCATTTTGCCGTCTGTGTATTGAAATTTCTCTTTTGTAATCATATTATGACATTTCAATTCCTTTCCAACCTTTCTTTTAATCGCTCCATCTTTTTTATACGCATTTGTTCAATTTCAAAACGACTAATTTTATACATCAACATCATTTGGTCGATGGTAATTGTTACATCTGCCATTTCTTCGATTAAGTGTTCACGATCAAGCTTACCCCTAAAGTCCTTACAAATTTCTTTCGTAAGTTCACTCATTTCTTCGATAGCCATTAGTTTTTGTGCTTTTTTACCATACGTTTTTATGGCTTGTTTATATATCTTTATTAAATCTTGGTTTGTCATCGTTCTTCTTCGCTCCCCAAATCTGCAAGCATGATTTTTCTTGCTTCAATTTCATCTACGATTACTTCTCGTATTCGTTTATTTAAATATGACGGAACTTCATGCGTTTTACTAAACCAACCATTTCTGAACTCATTAAATTCTCCAGATAATATGTGTTTTACAAGTAATCTAAACCCATATTCTCTCATTTCTTCTAATTCATCTATTTCTTGTTGCAACTGAATTGCTTCTTTCACTTGTTCAGGTGTCATCGCTTCCCCCAGTCTATTGCCTGTCCGCAGCTCGAGCAGAAATTAACACGCTCAATGTATAATCTGTTGCAAACTGGACAATTAAATTCAATTCCTCTATACCTTACTGTCCAATTTTTTGGTTTCTTCGGTGTAGCCTTATCGACTAGCTCTTGTAAGTATTCGGACGATTTGAATATAGTTACTCTTTCTTCGTGTGTCTGCACTTGTTTCCTAAAATAATTTTCACGCGCACTTTCTTTTAAAAATCCTAACGCTCCTTGATATTTATTCATCATTCCCTCCAATCCAATGCTTGCCCGCAACATGGGCAAAAACTAAGCCAATATGGTCTAAGCATTGCTTGTCTTGTTCGTTCAAGCCCAAACGCTTGATGACAATTAGGGCAATACCCATTGTTGATATTTACATCAGGTTTCTTAGGTGTAGCACGTTCCGCAAGTTCTTCTAACACTTCAAGATTTTTATCTTCACAATGTCCTAATGTTTTAGGCTTTACTCGATTATGCATGGTAAAGTAAATGCTTGATAACGCTTCTGTATATTTGCTCATCAGTTAAACAACTCCTTAAATTCTTCAATGTTATCTTCATCATAAAACTGTTCACCTATTACAAAATGCCAGCAATGATCTTCAATCAACTTTACACAGATGTCCTTTTCTTTCATTTTTTCGCAATCATCAAAATCACTGCATCTTACTGCTCTGATATCACGCCAGTCATCAATTTCTAAATCGCATTGATACATATAGCCATTACTGCTGTGTGCAAGTGATTTTGCCTTTCCTGCTGTGTCTGACCATACAAGGCTGCAACATGGATTATTCCCTGTTGCGTCACTTAATATCCATGCTTTCATTTCATTGCTTATCCTCCGTCATAAATGTACTAACAAAATATTGAAATTCTTGTATACATTCATCATTTATAAATCTCGCAATTACTATCATTTTATTGCCTTTCACAAGTGCCAAATATTTACCTTTTCTGTTTGGTAAAGTGATTATTTGCATATAATCATATTTCATAGCCCCAACTCCTTTAAGGTGTATGCTTTACGTAATTTCATCCCTTTATACATTGTTCTTCTTATAAAATTAGGTAGAATCATTTCTTCACCATTGTGTAAACTAATTGCTAAAAATTCTTTTTCTTCCGAAAACATATATTTCACAATACATTCAACATCTTTTCTAAATGGCTTGATAACCGCTGATAAATACGTCTTTTCAACATCATCAAGAATTGGTGGTTTATATTCTTGTTCCAGCCAATTAAAGAAATCTGTTAACTTTTTTTGACCTGTATCTGCTAAATAAGTGCGTTCATAAATAACCTTATTCTTGCACAATACTTGAAATGTATGTCCGCTAAATGTATCTGTCGAACTAAATCTAATTTCATTAAAGTTGCATTTGTCTTTATTCTTCATAACCCAAGTTCCTCTAAGGTGTACTCTCTTCCTTCTTCCATACCCCTGTACATTGCGCCTTTTTTAAATAATGGGAAGTCCATAATTACAAGCCCATTTGGGATTTGTAATTGTAATTGTTGTTCATCTTTTTCAATATCTATTTTCTTAATACTTTCCACTTCTTCCCTAAACGGCTTAATTACAGCGGATAAATAAGCCTCTTCTTTATCTGTAAGAGTTGCAGGTTTATATTCTTCTTCTAACCATTCGCCTATCGCATTCATGGCTTGTGTAGCGCTTGTTTCACTTAAAAATTTTATTTTTTCTATTCTTTTGACATCGTAATAAATGTCTATGGACTTAATTGTTCCATTTTGGTTTTGGCTAACGTTAAATGTCATGTATCTAATATCGTATTTTTCTTTATTCTTCATAGTCCTAACTCCTTTAGAGAAACAATGCTTTCAATTTCTACTTCGATAGAAATAGTTTCATAATATGGATCATAATCTAAATCAAATTTTCCGCATGACCAACGAGCAATAGCGTATATACCACTAGTTGTTTTTAATAAATATTTTTCATCTTCGTTGAATGGAAATGGTTTTAGTAATGTCTTTTCTTCTGTTGTATTATTTGTTTTCTTCATAAGTTTTCCTTATCCTTTCATTAAAATAACTGTTGTTGTGCTGTTTCTTTATCGAAACGATCAATGGATTTTTGATAATATTCTTCGTCAATTTCAAATCCGACAAATTGGTTATGCAATCTGTGAAACGCTATTAGTGAGCTGGCACTTCCAACATGTGTATCAAGGATCTTATCTGTTTCCTTGCAATATCTAGTCACTAACCATTCGTACAATTCTATCGGTTTTTGTGTAGGGTGTATTCTTTCTTTTCCAGCTGTACCCTGTGGCGCTTGCTGATACACTTTTGCATTTCCGTTTATGCTAGTCCATGCATACTCAGCCATTGCCATTGAAAATTCTTCACTTATTGTTAGTTTTCGCCAAATTATAAAGTTTCTGTTTGATGGAAGAAATTCATTGAAGTAATTCCCCCCCCCATATGATTTGTTGCTTCGATACCCTAAACAATTCATCAAAATATTCTTTTGGTGGCGCAACGTCCCAGCTTATTTGCTTTTTGCCATATTTTTCGTAATATCCACCGCCAGTTTTTCCACGCTTTTTATACTTGTCAAATTTCCCACCAAAGCGTGATTTATCAGCCCTTTTGAATTCGCCTATTGTTCCATCAGCATATGGTGGGTCAACTATGGCAATATCAAAATATTTATCAGGGAATTTTTTCATACCCTCGATGCAATCAAGCATGAAGTAGTTCTCCCCTAAGTTATCTAAATCAATTTTGTTTATATCTGTGTTCATCACCCATATTCCACACTTTCTTAATTTCTTCATCTGTTAGTGGCTCATTATCTGCGTATTCATTCCACCATTCCACTAATTCTTCTTTTGTCTTGTCTGTAGCCATGCATACAGCACAATCTAGCAATATTTCTCTTCTTGTTCTTTGCTTTCCGGCTATTGCTAGTGGTTGCTGTCTTTCTTCTAGCATTTGCCCCCACATGTACTCAGGCATTGCTTTTGCCTTTGTTCTTAGCTGAGCTGCCGTTGGTGGATAGCCCGTTCTATCGTTGCTTAGATAGTCTTTCAAAGCACCCACCACGGCTAATTGTTCAACGTCACGAAGTGCCAAGACAAAAGATTTGTAAATATCTATGATTTCTTCTTTTTCTTTTCGTGCGTAATACTCAGGAAACCGACTTCTTAAAGTTTTCAGCAAGTCTTTAATCTGTAACTCTTCCATTAGAACGGTAATTCCTCCATGTGCAAGTCCACCTCATCATTCCAACGTTCGCCGTTTAGCCACGTTGTTGGCATAGGGATATACTTATTGTCTTTCTTAGCCCAAACAGGAAGCACGTTTCTTAAGCCTTGCATGATTTCTTGATACTTCTTTTCATCTGTGCATAGTTTTAAGAATTTCTGCTTTGCCTTTTTCTTGTCTTGATGCTTAGGGTAAATTTCCCAAAAACTCTCAAACCACATTTCCTTTTGATCTAAAACTTCAATTTCTGAATTTTCGTTGCACGATATAGTAT